TATTCCCAATGGGCACCTGCTCCAGGACGGCGTAATTCATGCCCGGCCCTTTGCGCAGGTTTACCGTGTTCCCCGTTGGGGCCGTAACGATGGCCTGATACAGGGGGCTTTGCTCCGGTTCAGGCGCGTCTTCGCCGGTGTTGTAGTCCACGTATTTCAACTGCCCGCCATAGTGCCAAGCGCCAAGGGAGGAATCCTGTTTGATTCCCCCGTCTACGTTGGTGCAATGGGTGATTTCCAAGGGGGATACATTGGTCACCACGCCCACGTGATAATAGTCCCGCTGGTCGGGGCTGCTTTCGTAATCCTCGGGCAGATCATACCCGCTTTCCCCCGGCTCCCGGGCTTTGAATACGATTTCGCCGAGGAAGAGCTGATCCGCGCCGGATACATAGCTCAAATTGTCAATGGCATTTCGCGCGGCCCAGTTGGTGCCATGCTTCCCGGGCCATTTGCCGCCCGCCAATTCCAGCCCGCCTATGATCAATCCGATGCAATCACAAGGGCGCTCGGTGATGATGTAGGTCACCTTCTGACCGTTTTCATAACGCACTTCCTCGCGCTGGCCCGTCACCTTGCTGCCGTCCGCGCCCCATTCGTATTTCGTCACCCGGTGGGCGTTCAGCCCCACGCCCCGCAGAAAATCCGATAAGGATACCATTTGATCATCTCCTTTGTAGACTTAAAGTGTCCTTTTATTCATATAACACTGATAAATCGGTGACTTGCCGCATCATACGCAAACGCTGTTCGTGGCTCTTCATACATTGTCATGTTTGCACCAACACGAACACACTTTATTATCTTGTTCTCAGCATCAAACGTAATGACGTTAAAACAGTCCTGTGTCCGTGTGTCATCGTACCGTGGAAGATCATTGCTTGTCAGTTTGGTCTGCACACGTTCGTCTGTTGCGGCGGCAACGGAGATAATCAACTGATCAGGATGCCCAGTAGGATACATCAATCTGTCCCAATGCTGATGTCCGATCAGATAACACAGAAAACTTCCGCCACCTTCTATAAAGTCTGAAACACAGTCTGCTATATCACATGAACTTGTCCAGTCATATGTAAGAGGTATTGTCTCGGATTTCTTTGTCTCGCTGTCTGTCCACGAATTGTTAATCACTGTTGCGGACGTGATGGCTGTTGTATAGTTCAGCCTCAACGTATGCGATGCGACCACGACAGAATAGCCAAGCGTTTTTGCTCCTTCAAGCGTATCAGCTAACCACGTTGTTTCGTCTGCTTCATTTTCAATCGCCGGATCGCAAACAATCAAGCGGATGTTTTGATCTTCGTAATCCTTGTAGTAGAAAGAATTGTTGGATTCACGAACAACATCCCAGTTTTCAATGCCGGAAAGAAAATAGTTGTTTATGTCACTCATTGAAATTTTTCCATGGGTGCCAGTGCCTTGTTCGTAATACTCATGATTCCCAATGGTAATCAGAATATCTTCTGTTCCAGGCGTATTCTCCCAAAAGTTTTCCCAGTAGTGCGTTTCGCTGCTTGCATCCTGTGAAGAACCGTATACGAGGTCACCGGTTGCAATCGTATCGTCAAGCACTCCCAATCCATTTAAGTAATTTTTATATTCAATGATTCGTTCAAGTGCCGTTTTATCACGGTGGATATCGCTGAACCACAGCAACGTCAACGGGATTGCTGTGGTACTTCTTAACCACCTTGACGCAAGAATTTTATTCGTTGCATCCTTGTTGTCTGCTACAATCTGAGAGTCACTGATTCTTTCTTCAAGATTGCCTACCCGGTCTTCAAGATCACGCATTCCGGGGACAGCATAAACTCCGCTTTCAGCATCTGTCTTCAATGCAGAGATAATCAGCCACGTTGCACCTTCTGGAACTATAATAATCCCATGTGCGGCGGTTAAGACTGGCGATCCGATTATATATGGATTTTCTGTCGAAGAAACTGAACTATCAGACTGGAATTGATATGTTGCCGCATCCGCTATCGTAACAAATGTCTTTAAGTATATTTTTGTTCCTGCAATAACTTTATACTTAATCAATTTGTATGAAGTCCGCTTAACAGATAACCCGCTCGGCTTTAATCCCCAATCGTTGTTGATTGCAAACGGTGCAGTAATTTCATATTCAACTTTGTCGAGAATTTCACTTTCTAAATCCGATAAATCCTCTTTTAATCCATCAAGTTCCCCGACTTTAAAAACACCGCATTCTGCATCATCCGTGAGTAAAGCGGATATAATCAGATATTGGGCTGTTTCTGGAACTATTACATATCCCTCATATCCATCAAGGTACGGACTTCCAACAATGTACGGATTGCTTTGAGATCCGACTGAACTGTTTGTCTGGAACTGATACGATGCCCCGTGATTAAGATTGTCCGTTTTTGTTCTGATAAAGATTTTCTCTCCTGCAGTAACAGTATATTTTATAAATTTGTATTTGACGTTTTGAACCGCAAGCCCGTCTGCGCTTAATCTCCAACTGTTTTCGGTTGAATACGGTGTCTCTTTCATGATATTTAGCGCACTATCGAATCCATTAATTGCGCTCTTTAAGTCTGTAACGTCACCGGATAATTCGGTATAGTCTTCTGGGATACTTTCAAGCACTTCCCGGCCCTTGGCTTCTACAGCAGCAATTTGGGAAGAGCCTTCAGACTGGATACCATCAATTTCATCTTCTGATGTTTCGCCGGCATGGGAATCAAATTCTGCAATGCTGGCATTCTTTTTATTCTCAATCCTTTCCAACGCAAGCAGCACATTTTCATCTACAGACTGTTGCTTTGCTTTCTCAATCGCGGTATCAATATCAAGTAAAGCCTGCTGCGTTTCTTTCAGCGTAACCGACGCAGATTGCAGCCAGTCTTCGATCTGCTCAGGCAAAATCCCCCTGGGAACAGAAGCCTGAATAACAGTCGTTGCCGTCACCGTTTCCAAAACAGTACCAAGGCTATCGACGATATTCAAAACCGCAGTGCCTCGTCCGGGCTCCAGCAAATCCCGGCTGCGAATCTGCCAAAGAACGGTATTCCCGCTCATCCAGATTTCGCCGGGATACGCTTCTCCCTCGGGGGGATTTACGGTCAGCGCGGCATGTCCGGTCGGATGCGCCGTCAATACGGTCGCGCAATCGATAGATACCTGGAGGGCCAGGTTTTCCCCCTTAATACCAAGAGGGAGTACGCGATTCCCAAAGCTTTCAAAAGTCAAATTAATCTCACGCATATTATTTCTCCTTTATTGATATACGCGCACTTCCGCGGATACCCATCCGTCTGATACGCTTCCGCCGCTGTCGCCTTGTGCGGTACAGGTAAGGGATATTTCCCCAGGGGGAATATAATGGTATGCATAGGGATCGGCTACGGTTGATGCTGAAAGCGTCATCATCAACGTAACTGAATTGCCCGTAGCGATCCAACTTGAATTACTGCCAATGGTCAAAGAAACGCTGTGAAGTCCTTCCCCCGTTTCCAGCGTCCTTTGGGCGGAGATAGTTGACCCTCCTCCAGATAAGTAAACCGTGAGGGTTCTGGCTCTAAGCGCCGAAGAATTGGTGGTTATTTTATAAGTAAAACGTAACGTATATTTATATGGACCTGTGGCAGTTGAGGATCCGCCGCCTTGGCCGCGCATGGTCTGGCCGCTGTTCCAATTGCTGAACAAAGAATCGCTGTTTACGCTTTGCGAATAATTCTGGGTTGATCCTTGGCCGCTTTCCCCGCTGCCGGGCTTGATCCAGATCATACCGGAAGATGGGGAAACGGGTTCAGAGCTGCTTACAACAATATCGGCTTTTGTCAAAACAGCGCTTCCATTACTTCTCAACACCCCGGAAACAGAGGCGTTTTTCAGCGTTACATTACCCACGGAATCGAGCTGGAAATTACCTGTGGTAATAATCAATTTACCACCAGACAGAGTTATATTTCCGCCGCCAGTCAGTGCAATATTACCGCCGTTCAGCGTCAAATTCCCTGTGCCTGCAATAGATATCCCGCCAGCGCCTTGCAAGGAAATCGCGCCGCCGCCCACCAGGGAAATTCCCCCTGCGCCATTCAGCGTAATTCCCCCGCTGCCGATCATGGATATATTGCCGCCCAGCATTTTTAAATCGCTGCCGCTTCCAAGAGAGAGATCACCGCCGGATGCTAAAGAAATGCTACCGCCTGTCAGGGTTATACTTGTGCCCCTGAAGGCCGCTCCATCGCTGTTCAATAGAATAGACTGCTGTGCATTGGCGGCAACAATATACGCCCTGCCGCCTGTAATAATCAGCCCATCCTGGTCGATCAGCAAAGCCGATGTTTCCAGGCCACCTTCTACGATGGCATTGATTGTACCGTCCAATACTTCCAGCGTAGATTGCCCTTCCTGGATCACGTTCTTCAATTCTTTGCCCAGGTCAGACATTCGTAATCTTCCAAAACGCCGATATAAATCATCAAAGGTCTGTTCAAGCTGAGAAATCAATGCCTTTTCCTGGTTGGACCATCCTTCAGGCGTTCTTAATGGCTCATGCTGTTGGATTGTTGGAAGTCTTTCGCTCATAGCATCACCCCTTAATCAGGGTCAATCTCGGATATTATTAAAATTCCGCTGATCAATCTCCAGACAGGCATACCCGCGTCTGTTTCGATGATCAATCGGAATCGTCTTCCCGCGCCGCCAAAGTGTAAGCGCTTTTGTTTATGATTTTTGGGGATGGCACGTTCGGAAATAGTCAAAGGTTTCACGGTATATAATTTTGTTTTTATCTTCTTTTCTGTTTGTATACTGATTTTCAGAGTAACAGGATTGTCCTTCACTTCAGCAAGAAGATATACTTCAAAGCCGCCCTTTACAATTCTTTTGCTTCCCAGATCGTTCCATGGGCCCACCCAGCGTGTTTCTGCCCCGGAAGTCACTCCGCTTCCCCAGCTATCTTCATTCCATGCCCATATTTTCCCGGGCGTAGTGGAAGAAGTAAAATATAGATAATCCTCTGTGGCCAGAAAGCTTTGAACATACACGTCATCACGCATAAGCCAGGTTCCGTCTATGGCGTTATATATGACTACGCAATTATTTATTTCGCTGTCTTCCAGAGGAATTGCACAGTAATATTTGTTTCTCCAGTAGATAGCGGACGCATTTTCCAGCGCAGATTGATTCATATGTTTCCATATGTTCATGCAATATTCTTGCTGGAATGGGCTCACGGAAAGGCCATCATAAACTTGGACACCCTGTTTTGACAGCATCAGGATTCTTTCATTATTTACGGAGATTGTTCCCGGGAAAGACGCTCCTCCCCCGTATTGCTCTTTGAAAGTATATTCCCCGGGGTCAGTGCCCAGAATACGCCAAACTCTGGTTTTTTTGAAAGCAATCATCTGGCTGCCGAATGCCCTGAGCGCCGTAAAGCTGTCCCCGTCCCAGCTTGGCTGCATAATATCCCCGGCCCCATCTTCGGGGTGTTCTACGTCCGCTTCCCAATTGGTTGGATCATACGGAGCGGAATATACCAGCATATCAGGGTCATCAGTAATAGCCCCGCCCCAAATGCGTTCCGCGTACCTTTCAATAACCCCGAATTTCTTTGGCGTAGGAACGACGCTTACAGTCAGGTCATCGCCCCGGACCATAACCATACCGTCCACAGCATTGGATAAAAGAAGAACGTCTACGCTGGCTGCACTGCCTACAGGATTTATTTCATAGGTTACCCAGCTCCATACGTTGCTGGAATAAGAAGTAATTCCGGTTGGCATGGACAAAAGCGTCCATTCTTCGTCCCCGGGGATCATAGAGTATAATTTCCCGCCGCTGGCAGCGATCAGCACTTCTTTCCCCTGAGGTCCGGAATACCACCTGCGATATAGCCGGGCGAGGGTTTCAATAGGATTCGGAAGTTCAGGAGCCAGTAAACGGCACGCTGCGGCCGGCTGCAGCACGCCGCCAAAGGTCTCCAGATTCTTTTCTACCACCGCGTATCGAGGATCAGCATTGATCCCATCGCCGTACTGCATCAGGCCTTTGAATTGCGGGATAACACTATTTGCATCATACGTTCCAATAGAATTGTATCCGGCCATCAGTTATCACCTCGGGATATTAAAGAAGTTTCTAACCTTTCCATGAATGCCGCCCTCATCCTTAATTTTGGCAAGCACTTCCTCAAAGGCCACTCGGAAGGGATATCCTCTTTGCTGTTTCTGGGGGTTACCATTTCTATATACAAGCCATGTCGCCCAGTCTGCCAATGCCCTATGCGTCCATTCTGGCGTTTTGGGAGTTTCATGGTCTTCGTTCAGCCTGGGCCATTCAGCGCCGCGCTCATTGGAGGTATGTTCTTCGGCCCAAGCGTATACCATTTTGTCATACCCTTCATTGATATAATCCATCAGAAAAGGCATGAAATCACCCAGATCATCCACGTCATTATTGGTCTGAGCCATTACCTGTTCTTTAATCTCAATCAATAGCACAGCGATCACCTTAGATATTGTTGAATTTGTTGCGGAGCTGGATATACACAGGAACAGTCACGTCCACATATTCGCCGCGCTTTACCAGGGTAGTTTCACCGTTGATCGTCACATGCTCATAGGGGTCAACTTTTACACCGGCATTCATTTCTTCCAAAGGGGGAAGCATGACCCGCACACGGGGTACAGTATTCTTTTTTTGGTTCTCATCCACGGCAATAGTCAAGCCGTCTTCCATTTTCTTCATATTATTTCTCCTTTCAGAAAAGGCCCCGCCCAATTAAGGACGGGGCCGTATAAGTTACGCAGTCGCGCCGGATTCGATACGGGTGATAAAGTCATCCTGAAGGATTACAGTGGTGAAACCCTTCACCTTCCACGCAATCGTGCCGCGCTGATCCAGGGGGTCGAGGGCGCCGGAAGAACCGACAGGCTTGATAATGATCTGGATGTTCCGGCCATTGCCGCCCAGCTCAATAGTGCCGAAGGCGTTTTCACCGTACACCAGAGTAGAGTATACGGGAGCATTGGAAGCGCCGCCGCCGGAGGGAACCAGCTTCAAACTGTTGGTCGTAGTCCAGTCCGTAGTGGATTCAGGAGCCCACCGCAGATATACTTTCTTGGCAGCAGCGTCAATGCGCTCGATGCACACAGGAGTTACATAATTGGTAGAGCTCTTGGTATACTGGGCATAGCACAGTTTACCGGTCATGGCGCGGGCCTGATCTTCCGTGATGGTCGCGGAATAGGAGAAGGACCGATCCAGGGCGTTGAAATTGCTTGTAGCGGTAATATCAGCAATCGTGCCGGTCAGGTAGGTTTCATTCTTGAATACCTTGGCATTGGTGGATTCAAAGAATTTCACCTTATAGATAGTGCCCAGTTCGTACTTTTCAACCGGCTGCTTATCCTGGTACTTGGCAACGTCCACCCACATGGGGTCGCTGGTCAGGTCATACACCACATCAGTATGCACAATGGCATGGTAGAAGCCGTCAGAGAAAGGCTTTACGTTATTCCTTTTCAGGGTGCGCACAGCCTTTTTAATATCGGCATAGGTCAGCTTATCGGTCGCGGCAATGGTGGCACGGGCCGTATTGCTGCCGGTGTACTGAACGTTCATACCAGCATTCAGAGCATCGCGGGAAATGGTATCCAGGGAAAGGGCAGCCTGGTCAGCCAGAAGCTTGGCGGTTTCCTGGTGCATATTATCGAGCATGTAGAAGCTCATTTCATCGGTGAGTTCCACATGGCCGCCGTAGGGCTTCACCATGGCGGTGAACGCGGTTTCAACCAAGGTCTGGCCGGCAGGGGTTACGCCTTCAGCCAGGGGCGTGGTGATCGCGTCAAAGGGGGTAAAGCGCCGGAACTGTACGCGCTTGCCATTATTCAAGGGCAGGGAGCGCTTCTGCGCATCACGCGCATGAACCATTTCGGGCTTCATGTTTTCCAGGAGAGTTCTTTCGTAATACTGTACAACAGCAGGGGCAACACCGGGGGAATAAGTGTAGTTCAGATTTTCAAAAACAGCCATTTATCATATCTCCTTTTATTTTCTCATGTCGTACTTCCTCCCGCTGGCAAGGTTAGCCTGAAGGCGGCGAAATTGTTCGTCGCTCATGTTTTGGATACTTACAGGGTTAAAACCGCCGCTGTTGGGAGATCGTACAGGGGAAGGCGGGACCCTCATCGCATCAGCGACATCATAGAAATCCCATTCCCCGCTTAGAATCTTTTGCTGAATTTCGGGGTTCGCGTTAAACGCTTCCATCACATCCAGTCCACGGTTTCTCTTAATCTTGTCCGCCTGAGCAGACAGAAGGTCAGCCCTGGCCTGGATAACAGGGTCATTTTGGGCCGGTTCTTTTGCAGGCTCTTCTTTGGGAATAGAAACAGCGCCGTGCTTCATGCGCACGTACTCTTTGGCCGTATCAATGCTTTTGAATTCACCTGCGCTTACCAGTTCCTGGGCTTGCCGGTCATACATACTTTCGTACAGAGGGGCAAGCTTTTCTTCCTGTTCCGCTTCCCAGTTACGCCGTTCACGGGCTACGGCTTGGCTGATCCTTTTCTGAATCCAGCCAGGTTCCTTAACCTGGTTTTCCTGTTCAGCGGGTTTTTCCGGGGCTTCTTCCATTAGAGTGGAAAGCGCCTCGCCCTGGGGTTCCTCCTGGGCCTGCGCCGCGTCGTCCGGCACGATCCCGGGATTATTCATTTCGACCGTATTTTCCATAGTGTTCTCCTTTCATCTTTTCATGAAAACATGAAACAGACGTATATTAGAAAACCCCGACGTTATTCGCCGGGGAATCCCATCAAAGCAGCGCGGCCTTCATTGGCCACGGTATCCATTGTGGTGGCTTCAGCTTCATCCGCCACCTTTGAACCAGGTGCGTTCAAAAATCCTGAATTGATACCAGACAAAGCGTTGGTCATTCGGGAAGAGACAGAACGCAAATTCTGGTTTTCCTTTTGAAGCTGCTCCAACTGGCCGCCCATCTGTTCGATCTGCTGTTGAAGTTGCATGATCATGTCTTGCTTTTCCTCGTTGGCCTGAAGGATAGGCATTATACGGTCTTTCCCTTCCACGTTCAAAATCTGGAACAGAGAGGAAAGCGGGAAATACTGCTGAGCCTGGGCAGCCATCGTATAGGCTTGCATGAACATTTCATTTTGGGCACTGACTTGAGCAGGATTGCGCCGCTGAATCTCCACCTGAACAATGTACGGAGGAGGAGGCACAGCGCCGCGATTCCTTTTCCCGAAGAAGATTTCAGGATTAATGCTGATCTCCCGGCTGCGTCCGTCTCTTCCAGTAATTAAAAGCATTCGTTCGTCTTTATAAAACTGGGCCATCAGCCAGAGGATTTGCTCTACAATCTGTTTGAAGCCGTTATTTAAAGTGGCAATGCGCATATTGGCGATTTTGCTGCCGGCTTCTTGCAGATAACCGATAGCTTTACCGGAAATAATGCCTCCCGTAGTTTCACCGCGGGTGAACTGGTTCGCGCCGGCATCCTGTTTCATGTCGCTTTCAAACTGCAACATTTGATTGCTTATCATCCCATTAAAGGGAACATGCTGCATCCAGTTCCAGTCTTCCCCTTGAATAACGCTGTCACCCTCAATAATATCCTGGGACCAGTCGGCCAATTGCTGTTTATTAATGCCGCTGTTCTTTCTGGTTAATATTCTTCCTTTGGAAGACATTCTTAAGTTAGTGTCGATATAATGCGCATATCTATTGATATACCGCATCATGGGGGCCAGTTCCGCCACCAGCCCATCACCAACCGGGGA